GCATTACTAAAGGTTTCGTACTAGGTGGTGCGACAATTACTGGAGTGCTCACCACCATTGCTGGTGGAACTGTAGCTTTGATGAACCACATTGCACAATCTGACTTAGACATGCAAGTGTTTGCCCGGCGCATGTTCTTGTCAACCGACGCAGCACGCAAGATGAAAACAGCTACTGACGCTCTCGGCTATTCTATTGAAGAAATTGTATGGGGGCCACCAGAGCTAGCAGAACGTTATCACACACTGATTGCTGATCAGAATAAGATGCTTTCAGCTTTGGGTGGTGCAGATTTTGAGCGCCAAATGCGTAACCTACGTGATGTTCGTTTTGAATTCACGCGGCTAGGCGTGGAAATGAAGTACTTTACCATGCTGGTTGTAAGCGACTTAAGCAAAGCATTGTTTGGTGACGAAGATGCTTTGTTGGGAAAATTACGTAAATTCAGTGATTGGTTTATGGCTAACATGCCTAGCATTGCTACAAAAATTTCCAATTTGGTTGCGCCTGTCTTAAAAGACTTAGGGCATATTCTGGAAGATCTTTGGAATGTAATGAAAAGCATAGATTGGGAGCGCGTTGGGAATATTTTGGCTAAGAGCATTAATCTGATGCTCAACTTAGTTGACAAATTACTTTCTCACCCCGATCTGGCGAGGACGTTGTTAGGTGCGGGTGCTGGTGCAATAGGTGGTGGTTTGATAGGCGGTCCGCTTGGGGCTGCTGTTGGTGCTGCTGCTGGGGGCACTAGTGCGTATTTAATGGGTAAGGATCCGTCAGGAGCGTTCAACAACGTTAAAAATTGGCGCACATTTATTGAGCAAACTGCTCGTGCTTATGGAGTTGACCCAGCGTTAGCTTTAGGAGTAGCACGTCAAGAGTCTGGCTTTAATGCGGCTGCTGTCAATCCTAAAAGCGGCGCAATGGGTTTGTTTCAATTAATGCCAGGAACTGCATCCCAACTTGGGGTTGATCCTAGCGACCCTGTACAAAACGTTTATGGCGGCATACGCTATTTAAAACAATTGCTAACAAAACACCATGGCGATGTGGGTGCAGCGCTAAAAGAGTATGGTGGTTTCGTAACACAAGATCCAAGCGACTACATTGATCATGTTCAGCGCTACCGCCAACAATACTCTGATGGTCTTTCTGCTAAGCCTATGTCCTATCACTACACGGGCGGCAGTGTAACTGTACACGTGGCTCAATCCAATGCTTCTGTTGACGATATTAAGCGTGCTGTTGCGCACGGGGTAGAAGAAGCCAATGCTAAACAAAATGCTCGTTTGCTGGCGCAATTGCAAGGAGTTTACGCTTAATGGGAGCTTTTTCGGTTCCTGGCGCGGTTCCAGTGATCAGCTGGACTTCGTTGGTAGTACGCTATCAGAATGCTGCAGCGGTAAAGAACCTGCTAGGGCCTTGGCGTCCACCACAGTGGTCACAAGGTAGTTCTGCACAGCTGTATTCTCTAACCGTGGCAAAGATTGTTACGGTGAACGAAGTACAACCTACTACTGTTAACACCGTCATCAACGGAGTGCCTAATCCAACTTCCCCCACAGGTACGCAAACACTATTTGGAAGTCAGCGCCAAAGCGCAGAAAATGTTACGTACTTCTTTGATGCTGTACTACGTGTGGAACATAGGCAGGATCTTGTACGCACTGAGCACCCCGTTCAAAGCGGTGCCAGTATTGTAGATCATGCTTATCTACGGCCTGCCAGGGTAATCTTAGAAATAGGTATGTCCGATGCAATGGGCAGTTTCACTGCAGGCCAGTTTACTTCTTCAGTTAGCCGTTCTATCTCAGCATATCAAACATTGTTGGATCTGCAGAATTCTCGAGTACCTTTAACACTCAGCACCCGCTTAAATCAGTACTCTAATATGTTAATTGAAAGCATAGGCGCAGTAGAGGATGTACGCACTCGCTTTGCTGGTAAGTTCCAAGTAGTATTTTCGCAGATCATGGTTGCTACCATAGCAACCAAGACTGTTACTGCGCGGCCTGATCAAACAGACACTACTAATGAAGGCGTAAAACAGCCAATCACTCCACCAGCAACAATTCAATCATTGCCTGGGTTGGGAAGTTTCCCTGGTTTTGGTGGTGGCTCAACTAGTGGTCATGGAGCAAGTGGAAGCTGGTGAGTGTTCAAATCATACCGTTGGACAATTCCCCAAATCAAAGTTGGGAAGTGTCCGTTAATGTTAACGGGCACCCAACCCCGTTGGGTGTGGTACTAAGATTCAATGAAATTGCGCAATATTGGGTAATGACTATTACTGATCAGAATGGCAATTTATTACTAGACTCAGTTCCATTTGTAACAGGAGTTGCACCGAATGGCTCTAAACTAAATGCTATGCAAAATCTGCTGAATCAATTTTCTTATTTAGATATTGGTAGCGCTGCCCTGTTAAATGCCAGCGGTATTGCTGCCGATCGTCCCAATGCTTTCGATCTTGGAACAGACTTCCTGTTGTTGTGGGGTGACAACCCGTCGTGATAAAAAACTTACTTGTATTTCTGGCTTTGACGCTGGCAGCTGCAGCGCAAAGCACACCCACATATCAGCTGGAAGTGCCGCCTGTGGGCACCACTCCATATAGTTCAATTATCTTTCAGGATTTTACCACCATTGAAAACCTGCTGAATGGCACAGCGCAAGCGGTAGGTTTCAGTGCTTTGACTGGAACCTTTGGCTCAGGTGGTGGCTTGATGACAATGAGCCCACAGGCACCACCTTCTTCTGGCAATATAATTTTAGGGCAGGTTGGGTGTTTTACGGATGTAGCCTTGCTGATCTGGCGTTGCCAGGATAGTAGCGGTAACGATATAAGTGGTACATATTTCTGGCAGGTTAACGGCACCAACCTGCTGGCAACAGACACCATCAATCTGAGTAACAGTGTTCCAGCTGCACCCATCAATGGCATTAACATTCGATTTGCTACTTCTAAAACTGGGAACATCGACAGCATCAGCGGGGCAGTGGTAGGTGACGGCAACGCTACACACTTCTTGAATGGGCAAGGCGGTTTTACAGCACCTGCTGGTGGTGGGTGGAACAGTTTGACTGCTGGAACTAATTCCAACCCCGGCACTTTTAGTGCTAGTGGTAATAGTTGGGATTTTACTGGCTCTACAATTTTCAAGGTGCGTTCTGTGGCTGGGCTTACTGCAAGTGCCAGTGGTGACATTGGAGAAAATCCATCGACAGGCAACTGGCACATCTGGGATGGCATTGACGCGCTGATTGTGGCTGCATCAGCTGGTGGGACGTTTACCATTGGGGACTGTCTGCAGGTTGGCTCTTTCACCCCATTTCGTGTAGTAGACACGGGCAACCCCTGTGGCGGTTCTGGCAGCGGCACACTGCTGAATAATGTAGGGCCGCAGGCAGCTATTACGGGCACTGCTTCCCCCGTTAACGTTTACTCATTTTCTATTCCAGGCAGCACGATGAATTCTACATCGTGTATAAAAGCTACGGTAGGTTTTCAGCATTCTACAGGAACAGCTTCAACTACCTATACTTGGAGTTATGGTGGCACAACACTTACTTCAACTGCAAGTGTGGGTGTGGGCAAGGCCACTTCTGGTTTCGTTGTTTGCAACAACAATGCAACCAATGTTCAGTATATGTATGCATTTATGGATTCTCTGATGGGCACCAGCATATACACTGCCCCACAAAATGCAACCAGCACCGTGGACACAACTGCCGCGCAAACGCTTTCATTTCAATTTAACACGCCAGCTACTGATAAAGTAACACCACTGCTTTGGATTGTTGAAAATGTCCGTCATTAAACGCTTTTTATTACTGTTTCTAATTTTTGTCTGCAGTCTAGCCCATGCGCAGATTGTTCTGTCCGGTGGAATAACTGTTTCTGGTGGTGTCCACTTGTCTGGTGCCGCCTGCCAGATTTCTACATTTGTGCTGCCACCAGGCACCGTGGGTGTGCCGTATCCAGCCACACCCATTACTACATCTTTCTGTACGCAGCCCGTACACTTTTCTATTATCTCAGGTAGCTTGCCTAGCTGGACAACCCTGGATATGACCACAGGCATTCTCACGGGTACACCTGATGCTGCTGGCTCAAGTTCGTTTACAGTGCAGGTAACAGATGCAGCTGGCAACCAGGCTGTGTTCCCAGAATTTCTAAGTGTAACAATTGCGCCAGCCACAGGCACGCCGCAACTGCCAGACCCTCTGCTGTTATCCTGGGACACCAGCATGTTGGGTTCTCCACAAAGCACGCCTACTAAAATTTGTGTAGGCACTTTGAATAACCCAGCGCTGGTCACCTGTAACACCAGCTACACAGCAGCCCAGTATCAAACGGCGCTCAACAACGCAGCCTGTGGCCAGACAATTCTGCTAGGCTCCATGACCACGTTTTCGTATGGTGACTCTTTCGACATTCCATACAACGTGGTTTGCCCTGCCAACAACTGGCTAATCATTAGCAGAGACACCACTGATTTAGTATTTCCGGGTGAAGGTTTCCGGGTTGATCCTTGCTTCATTGGCATCCCACAGGCAAATTTACCCTATATACCTTACCCGTGGTGGGACACCTGCCTTGCACCAGCACGGCACATGCCGCAGATTATTACCAGTTCCAATGCACAGAATCCTGGCTTTGCTTTCCGTACACCTATTCCGGCCATTGGGCCATCAATTTCTCACGTTCGTTTTGTAGGCCTGGAAATAACACGGGGTGGCGCTAGCAACAGTGTTAACTTTGATTTAGACTTCTCACTAGTTTCTCTAGGCTTCCAGCCAGCCACTGATTGTGCTATTGATGCAAATAAGAATCCGGTCAACGCTGTTGCCTGCATGAATGACCAGCCTGACCACATCATCTTTGATCGCGTGTTGGTGCATGGTGACCCCACACGGCAAACGGCCCACGGGTTTGACCTTGCTGGCTGCCGTTGGTGCGATATCCATGACAGTACCGTCTACGATGTTCAGACTAGTGTTGGTGGCGGCAGTGGAGACTCACAGGCTATTACCTGGGGTGCAGGCACTGGCTATACCAACAAAGGTTGGGGCAAATTCACCAATGACTTTCTTAGCGCAGCAACAGAGTCTACTTGCCTGTTCTGCGGTGCTTATACTTCTCCAGTTTCCCCGGCAACTGGGTTTGATGGTATCCCCCACGAAGTATTATTTGATCATGTCTGGGGCCACAAAAATGCATTCTTAGACGTACAGCTCGGCACTACGTTCAATCAATCAGAAACTTACAATGGCTTCACATTTGCAGCGCAGCCAGGGCCATCATTAAGCGTTTCTCCAAACACCATGCAGCTGCAGCAGGGCCATAGTATTCAGATAGATAGCACCTGGCTGCACGATAGTTCTGGTGGTTTGAACCGTTTGGGCGCAAGCATCACTACTGTTTCTGTAGATGGTTTTGCCTGTCCAGCATTCAACACAACACAGTTAGCAGTTGCGGTTGCTAATGGCGCAACTTCGATTACAGTAAAATCTTCCACAGGCTGGGCGGTAGGAAACTCTATTTTAATTGTTGGTGCAGGTGGCGGCGGGAATAACTATATTGGCTCTGTTACTGCAATTTCCGGTACTACATTTACTATCTCGCCAGCAACTGGTGGCGTGGCTGGCATTGGAGCGCAAGTCAACGATCCAATTTGTATGCCTAACGGTGACTCCACCCACGGTTTAATTCTCCGTAATACAGAACACAACGTAGGCTCTGGCGGCTGGGTTAGCGCTAATCAAGTTACGTACCAGTATATTGCATGCTCTGGGAGTGGTGTGCCGTTCTCAGATTGTGGCGCGGCAACCACAGCAGGCACCCACGGCGTGCTGTTCCAGGTCAACACGCTGGATCAGGCACTAGCAAGGCTGGGAAACAACTTAGTTCTATCCTCAACTTCTTCTATTACCGTAACTACGAGCACAGCTACTTCGCAAATATCCGTGAGTCCTAAGGATGCCAGTTTACAGATTCAACCGTCATATACGGATGCTAACTTAAACCATCGCACTTTCTGCTATACGATATTCTGGAATGCCAATTACACGCCAGCTTCGGTGGTGTGGTCTATCAGTCCTGGTGGTGCTAACGACGGAACGGTCACAACACCTACTGGCGTTGCTTCTAACGAAGCAGTTTACTGTTCTGGGTCAAACACTGGAGTTCATACAATCACTGCCACAGGCACTGGAGGTGTAACAGACTCGCTTGCTATCAATGTTACTCCTCTTGCCCCCATGGTTGCTTATGATTTGAAGGTATTCAACTCTAAGAACCTATTTGAAATTAAATGTGTTAGCAACATACTGGTGCAGCATTCATTATTCACTCACGCCTGGGGCTCAAATGCCAATGGCGGCTTTCAGCTAGGCGAAGATGTTCTGTATCAGGCTATCAATCAGGCTAATCAGGCTGTAGACGGTGCTGGGCACCCCACCAACTATGGTCCAGAACATGTAGACAATGTGACCATGCAGTTTGATCACTTTTCTGATGCAGGCGAAGGCTTTACCGTCGCTGCCTTGAATCAGGCTTTGGGTGTGCACAATATCTTATTTAGTAATATTCTGGCTGATGGTATTGACTATCGTAAATATGGTCATGGCTGGTCCAAGATTTATCCTGTTACCACTGTACAGGGTGCAGGTGGTGCAACCATCCCGCAGTGGTCTTCAGCTACCAATCCTATTTTACACGATGTCTTTTATCAAAACATGACGATTGTGGGCGCTGGCACGGCCCCATTCAATATTACTAATAACGCACTGCAGTTCAAGATGAACAATGCTGTGTGGCAGAATCTCTTTATTACATCTGCTGACCCAGCAGGCTCCAGTAACAAAACATTCATCAATGCCAATGGCGAAAATGGGGACTGCACACCTAATGGTGGTGGCAGCAACAACGATCTGGAAATTAACTATCTCCCACCGTGCTTCACCACCTATACTTATGATCACATTGCATTGCTGGACTCCACTGCTTCGTCATCGAACTTCTTAAAGCCAACGCTGGTGTGGCCTGCTTCTACTTCTTCAATTGGCTTTGTTAATCCTGCAGCTGGGGATTACCGCTTGTGCACAGATGTGGGTGTGCCTGACTTAGCCTGCACCGGGCCTAGCATCTATGCTGCTGGCGGAGCGCGGCAAGGGTCAAATGGCAAAGCCATTGGAGATGACGTTGCAGCGCAAGCTGTCTTTGATAATCAGGTAATGAGTGGTGTTGCCGCGCCATTAATCATTACTACAAATTCATTAGCCAATTGCCATATTGGAGTTTCTTGCATACAGACTTTAACTGCTACGGGTGGCATGACACCATACACCTGGACAGCGGTAGCCAACCCATCGCTGGCTGTCAACGCTATTGATGTAGTTTCTAACTACATGGTGATGCAGCTGCCCGACCGCAACAGCTTCCATCTGAACGGCACAGCAGTAAAGTACCAGCACGTGGATGCGGGTTATGTGGAGTGGGAGAAGGGTGCTAACGGCCACCCATGGGATCTGGAGGGTGTAGATGCAAACCGTATTTATCAGGTCTCTACGGAAGGCGACAGCAGTGACGATGCTACCTGCATCGCGAATGGCTTTCCAAGTTGTTTCCAAGATCCGAATGCTAACAAGACTTACATAAACCCACCCGCTTTGTGGCCACGTTACTTTGTTCCTGGCACTGATGTGGTGACCTATACACCTGGCCCCAACAAGTATATTCAAACAGCCAACTGCGGCGCTGATCACCAGACGCCCATTGATAACTTAGGTGTACGTGGAGAATTGACAGGGCCATTTACTGATGTGCTGTGGCAGACCACTTTTGGTGGAAATATTCCAGATCACACCCCTTATCTGCTCGCGCAGAAGTGGACGAAGTGTACAGCCAATAATGCACTTAGCTGCACTACAGAAGAAGATTATTGGCTGGTGCAACGCTGGGGTCAGGTGGAATGGTGCCCCAAGACTTTGAGTGGTGGAACGTTTGTAACAGGTACCTGCAGTGTGAATACCACAAAAATGGCGGGTGGCCCTGGCACTTTGAACTATGGTTGTGGTGTCCCCAAGCTGCCATTCAGCGGGATGCTGCCAGCAGGCACCACGCTGACTTCTGCGCCATCCTTCAATCTGGTGGACTCCACGGGTGACCTGACAGGCATTGCCACCACGCTTGGCTCCAATACTTTCACAGTGCAGGTAACGGACGCAGCTGGCAACATAGTTTCTAAAACTTTGTCTTTGACGGTGGTGCCTTAAGTGGGTGGCTGGGATGTTGGCGGCTGGGATTTACCCGGTGGGTGGGATTCACCTAATGGCCCTACACCACCCGTGGTGCCGCCAATTGCACCACCTTCCGGAGCACTGGCACCAACCACGCTTCCAACCCAGACGCCAGTCAGCACCACGCCCACGCTGGCACAGCTGCCGTTGTATGGCAGGAAGTATCAGCTGGTGGTTAAATTTCCTCCGGACGAACAAGGCAATCAGACAGTCATTAACATTGCAGACAGCTCCTTTGAACCTGAAGCACTCAGAATCACATTTGATGTCTATCGCCCTGGGTGGGAAGTGTTCTGGTATGCTGATATCAGCATCTACAATCTGGACTCTGTTACCACGGCCCAGCTGTTGGGTAATGGCTCTCAAGGACCAAGTGGAGTTAAGCAGGGTATGGAAGTGGTGCTCTCAGCTGGCTATCAGAACGGTAACTTCGGAGTCATTTACGATGGCTTTGTGCTGCAACCCATGTGGGACAGAGAAAATGTTACAGACTTCAAGATTACATTGCATTGTGTTATTGGTCTGAATGAACTTATTCGTAATCCTATTTATAAGACTTATGCAACCATTAGTCAGCAGGAACTAGTTTCGAGAATGGCTAAAGACTGCTTCCGGCCCGTGGACGTTGCATCAGTTTCTTCAGCTGTAAGCACGCAACTACTCCCACGGGGCCGCACGGTGTTTGGCAACATCAATCGTTATATCAACTGGATTGCTGAAGACAACAACGCCCAATCGTGGTTAACCGCCAAAGGTGTTACACTGGCCAGTCTGGACAAAGACGTGGAAGTGGATCAATCCAAGATTCGAGTATTCACGCCCAACACTGGATTAGTCGGCACTCCGGAGCAGACACAATTCGGAGCTAACTTCCGTTTGCTACTTGACCCGTTAGTGGAAGCCCGTAAGCCTTTCATGCAGGTAAAGCTGGACAATGCCGTTATCCGCCAGCAGAAAAAACAGATTGGTGTGCTCCCAGGTCTGCTTGACCAGGACGGGCAGTACATCGTGTTAGCTACACGCTATATAGGCGACACCCGTGGCAACGACTGGTATACTGATGTGACGGGTATTACCAGCTTGAACGGCAAAGCTGCTCTGCTGAATATCATTGGAGCTTCTATTAATCAATGAGTACTCCAGCACCCAGTTTCGTAGACATACCGGGTAGGCTTAAGCAGGCCATTGATCACTTCAAAGAGTTTGAGTGGCAACTGCTTTGCAATCTTCGGGTAGCATGTCCTGGCATCATTCAGAGTTTTGATGCTGTAGCGCAAACGGTTAAAGTTCAACTGGCACTACGAGAAAATATCCTGCAGAACCTGGTGCCAACCCCGATTGCTGTACCCCCACTCATTAACGTCCCCATACTACTGTTGGGTGGCAACGGCTTCACTGTGTGTCCGCCAATTGCTGCTGGGGATGAATGCTTAGTAATCTTTGCGGATATGTGCATTGATGGCTGGTGGCAAGCGGGTGGGGTGCAGAATCAGCTGGATCGAAGAAGACATGATCTATCGGATGGCTTTGCACTGGTGGGTGTGCGCTCGCAGCCACGCAAGCTGGTTAACTATTCAACCACCGCGCTTCAGATTCGCAGCGATGACGGCCACACAGTAATTGAGCTTGGCACTAACGAAATTACAATGACGCCAGACAATGGCACCACGCAGTTCAAAATCACGCCTGGAGAAATTGATCTGACTGCTGTAACTGTAAAAATTAACGGTAAGTCTTATGCGCTGCATGAGCACACCGGAGTAACCACAGGTGGTGGTATCTCCGGCCCGGTGGCACCATAATGGCAACCATAACTGTTCGCCGCCTAGATAGCAACTGGGAACCGCAGTATGGTGAAGGTCAGGATAACTTCATCAGTGATGTGGATGCAGTGGCGCAGATCATCGCGCAGCGTTTGAAGCTGCTGCAGAATGAGTGGTGGGAAGACAAAACTCTGGGCGTGCCTTTGTGGCAGAGCATTGCTGGTTATGCGGGTCAGGGCAACAATCCTAACGCTATTAGTTTAATTCTGCAGGCGCAGATTTTAAAAGCTCCTTATGTAACCGCAATTCGCAACATGGTTGCTTCCTATAATCCAAACACCCGCAGCTTTACGTTCACTGCAGTAGTGGATACACAATTTGGAAGCATTGCTGTTTCTAACCAACCTACAGTTCCAAGTCAGGCATTACCATCATGAGCTACTCCGCACCCCAAGTCACAGCTGCTGGCCTGAGCATTCCGAGCTACA